TTCTCTCTTGTCATCGACAAAGCAAACTATTTTGCTTTTAAAATTGATGACATCGAAGAAGCACACTCACATGTCAACTTCATGGATCTTGCAACTAACCGTGCAGCTTACCGTTTAGCTGATCAGCATGACCAAGAAGTTCTTGGTTATCTATCAGGTTTTGCACAGTCTTCATTGCATAGCAATGCTGATACTGCAAACTCTACAGTTAATGGTAGTAAAGCTGTAAGTACTGCTGGCTCTAACGAATTGCTTTCAAGCATGCAGTTAAAGAAAGGCGACTTTGGCAACATTACAACTACTTCTGCTGGTAATCATTCAATTCCACTAGCAGCACGTATGCCAGGTGCTACTGCACTTCCAACTGCCACAGCTTCACCATCAATGGTTGTAGCTAGAATGGCTCGTTTGTTGGATCAACAACAAGTTGATACACAAGGACGTTGGATTGTTGTAGACCCAGTGTTCATGGAAATTCTTCGTGATGAAGACTCACGTCTTTTCAACGCAGACTTTGGTGAATCTGGTGGTATGCGTAATGGTCTTGCTTTGAATAACTTTCATGGTTTCCGTGTTTATACTTCAAGCAACTTGCCAGCCGTTGGTACAGGCCCAGGTACAACTGGTTCTGCAAACCAAAACGCCAACTACGGTGTAATCGTAGCTGGACATGATTCTGCTGTCGCAACTGCGGAGCAAATCAATAAAACAGAAACATATCGTGACCCTGATAGCTTTGCTGACATTGTTCGTGGTATGCATCTATATGGCAGAAAGATTCTTCGTCCAGAAGCTCTTGTTAATGCCAAATATAACGCAGCGTAGGGAGGACTGAATTATGGCATTAGGTGATAACACACTCCAAGCGGCACGAGGTAACTCACAACGTGGACGCAACCCTTATTACGTTCAAACTGTATTGAACTTAGCTACAGCTTTATCAGACAAAGGTGGTGCTCTTGCAGCAGCCGATGCTGTTCCTGTTATAGCTGTCCCAAAAGGTCATATGATCTTGAATGCAGGTTTTGAAGTTGATACTGTTACTGACGGTTCTACATTTACTGTAGACTTAGGTACTGGTGTTGACCCTGACGTTTTCGTTGATGGTTTCAACGCAACTGCAGCAACTGCTGTGGGAACATTGTCACAAAACCCAGCAGCTTATCAACCAGTTATGTGTGTAGCCGATGATAACATCGACTTAACACTTGCAACACTATCAGGTGGTGCAGTTACTGTAGGTAAGCTACGTATTTGGGCTGTTCTTATGGATTGCACAGATGCAGGTAAAGACGGTGTTGCTGATGAAGTAGACCGTGATCTACTAGCATAAAAATAACTTTAGGGGCTGCTTTATAGTGGCCCCTTTAGAACATCTAAATGATACTTAAAGCTAAAAATAAATTATCTAGTTGGGATATAAAAGTATTTAATCTGGATGAAGTATATGCCAGAATGGACGATGCTGCTTTAACGGATAGAAATTTTTTAGCTGCTATTAAAAAATCAATAGATGAAAATGGTATGCTTTGGCCTCCAATAGTTTGGTTACAAAAAACCTTTCTACGTTATGCTGAAGAACAACCATACAGACAAGACCCTACTAAACCTGTAGATGTAGATTTTAAGTATCGTTGTGCTATAGGAAATAATAGGTTTAACTACGCTAAAGAAAATGGGTATAAGCAAATAGAATGTGTTTATGTTCCAACTTGGCAAGATAAAGATGCAGTATTAGAAGTAACTAAAATGGAATACTGCGTAGATTTTTAAGAGGATTTAAAATGGCTATTACAACAGCAATGTGTACAAGTTTTAAAAGTGAGCTTTTGGGTGGAACCCATGATTTAGATACTCATACAATTAAACTTGCACTTATTAAAGCTTCACCATCAGGAACATATAATGCAGCTACTACTAACTACTCAAATGTTACAGGTAACTCTGACGAAGCTAGTGGTACTAACTATTCTGCAGGTGGGCAAAATTTAGATAGTGCTACTATTGCAGTATCTGGTACAACTGCACATGTAGACTTTGCAGATGAAGTGTTTTCAAACGTAACAACTTCAGCAGATGGTTGTATTATTTACAACTCTTCTGCATCAAATAAAGCAATTTGTGTAATTGACTTTGGTGGTACAGTTAGTGCTACAGCAGGTGATTTAACTATAGAATTTCCAGCAGCAGGTGCGAGTACTGCAGTAATACGTATTGCCTAAGAGGTAAGTTATGGCAGTCGTAGCAGCTTCAGCTAAATACGGTGTTGGTGTATATGGTGCATCTAGTTTTGGTGCAGTAAATATATCAAGAACTCTTACTGGGGTTGCAGGTACAGGTGCAATACAACCTGTTGCAATAAATGGTTTTGAAATTGATATATCTGAAAGACTTGGTAGTGTAAGTGCTACAGGTGCAATCGGAACAATATCTCCAAACATAGCACCAAATATAACAGGTGTGTCTGCTACAGGTGCAATAAATGCATCACTAGAGTTTAGCAATACACATAGACTTGGTGGGGCATCATCAACAGGTAGTATAGCTACTGTTGGTGCTGGTGTATCGACTTCACTAACAGGTGTGTCAGGTACAGGTGCAGTAGAGTCTGTTTCAGCAGGTGGTTTTGAAATAGACATTAGTGAAAAATTAGCTAGTGTATCTGCAACAGGTGCTATAGGTACAGTACAACCAGTTGTAAGTTTTTCTACTTCACTTACTGGTGTTAGTGGTACATTAGAACTAGGCAGTATAGAAGCTAAAACTGGTGAAAAACTAGGTAGTGTACAGGGTACAACTTCTTTAGGTACAATTACAACTCATACTAGCACAGCTATAACTTCAGTAAGTGCAACAGGAGATATAGGTTTTGCTAGATCAAATGTAATAGCAATAGTATTTGACTATAATTCAGTAAAACATTTGTACAATAAAAGAAGAACAGTTAATTTACCTGAAAGAGCAGCCTAATGCCTACTAAAGTAATAACTGGTGTAGCATCTACAGGTTCTATTGGAACATTATCTGCTAATACAAATGAAAGTTTGTTAAGTGTTTTTGCTACAACTGGTTTAACTGCAGTAACAGTAAGTATAGTAAATGGACCTACTAACGGTGCAAGAACAGCTTTAGTTATAGCAGAATTAAGAAAAGTATATATTGCTCGTAAACCTACATCAGCAGATAGAGTTGTTTACGCAAATGAGGATTAATAAATGAGCTTTCGTTGGCCTAGCAAAGACCCAGATGAAACTTTAGATTACAGTGTAGATTGGTCAAGATTTCTTGATACTGCAATTATTACTTCAGTAGTATGGTTTGTAAAGTCTTCACTATATAATACTAAAACAAGAATAGATCCTGGGCAAACTTTAACAACCGCTTCAAGTAGTGCAACAACTGATGACTTACAAAATGTTGCACAAACAAATACAGATACTGTTGCTACTATAAATATTGGTGGTGGACAAAATAATGTTGAGTATACTTTTTCTTGTCAGATGACTGATAATACTGGTAGTACAGCAGAAAGAAGTATTAAGATAAGATTAAAGGAACGATAAATGGCATATAATTTTATTGGGCTTGTTAATGATGTAAACCGTAGACTTAATGAAGTTGAATTAACTCCTGCAACTTTTCTTACTGCAACTGGTGAGTATGCTATGATTAAAGATGCTGTTAATGCATCTATCCGTTTTGTTAATCAACATGAGTTTGAGTGGCCCTATAACCATGTTACAGAAGAAGAAACTCTTACTCCAGGAATTGTACGTTATGCATTTCCTGCTGATACTAAAATTTTAAATATGAATAGTTTTAGAATAAAAAGAAATGATACACTAGGTAATGAAACTAGAAAATTAACTGTATTATCATACGAAGAGTATTTAGAAAAATATGCTGATGTAGAATATAATACTTCTACAACTTTAAGACAATTACCATCTTTTGTTTTTAAAGCACCTAGTTCAGAGTTTGGTTTAGTAAATCCACCAGATAAAGCTTATGAGTTAGTTTATGAATACTATAGATTACCTGTTGATTTAATAAATTCTACAGATGTTCCGACTATACCTGAACAATTTAGATATGTGCTTGTAAATGGAGCTATGCATTTTGCATATTTATTTAGAGGTGAATCAACAGAATCAGATATAATGCAAGGAAGATTTGAACAAGAAATAAAACAAATGAGAAGTCTGTATATTAATAGGTATGATTATCTTAGATCAACTGTAATTAATACTACTGTACAAACAAACACTAGAGTTTCTTAAACGATGCCTACAACTCGTCAAACATATCCTGTAGAGTTCAGGGGTGGATTAGTTACTAATATAAGTCCTTTGCAGCAAGGTATTAATATGCCAGGTTCTGCTAGAACTCTTAGAAACTTTGAACCCTCAGTGGAAGGTGGTTATCGTAGGATAGAAGGTTACTCTAAATACGACAGTACTTTAATACCACCATATGGATCTCCTGTAGTAACTGGTGCAAGTCAAACTGGTACAAGTCTTAATATAGCTAATATAAGAACAACACCAGAAGCTGCTGATACTTTTAAACTTATACATGCTACAGCAGATGTAAATGGTGCTACTACTAATACTACTGCTCTTGTATTAGATGGTAACTCTGGAACTATTGCTGCAGGTATGACTGTTACAGGAACTGGTATTTCTGGTACAGTAACAGTAGCTTCAGTAACTGATCAAAATAATATAGTTTTATCTTCTACACAAACATTAACTAATGATGTTACATTAACTTTTAGTAAAGTATATACAATTGCGGCTGGAGGTGTTAGTTTTAATGGCACAAACAATACTGCTACTTTAACTTTAAGTTCTAGTCTTCTTACATCACCATTAAATGGAGACTCTGTAGAGTTTGTTTCAACTAATAGTAATTATTTAACTTTAGGTTGTGGTGTATTTTTAGATAGTGTTATTGTTGCTAAAAATAATGATCTATTTAAAACTTCAGGGTCAGGTTATACCCTTTTAAATGTACCTTCTTATGGAACTGTTTTAGTAAATGGTGCATCACAAAGTGGTACAAGTCTTGTAGTAGATGGTCTTACAGGTACACCTCAAGCAGGTGATGTTTTTAAAATAGCTGCTGATGGACCTACAGCAAAAGTTAACGGTGCTACATCTAGTACTACAACGCTTGTCGTAGATACTAATGTGGGTACTATTGTAGCAGGTATGACTGTTTCTGGAACTGGTATTGCAGATGGAACAACTGTAGCAAGCTTATCAGATCAACAGAATTTAGTAATATCATCAGCACAATCAATAGCTGATAATATTGATATAACTTTTAGTAGTACAACAGATAAAATTTATACTGTTACTAGTAATGCAAGTGTAAGTTCTGGTGGTGCTACANTAGCTATAGCTCCTGCTTTAGCTAGTTCTCCAGCAGATAATGCTGCAATAACTTTTTTAAGTACGTCAAGAGAAACTGCTGGTAAAACTAGATTTTCTAGATATAACTACGATGGAACAGAAAAAATAGCTATTGTAGATGGTCAAAATGTACCTGCTGTATTTACTCAAACAAGTGCGTTTACAAACCTTAATGATGCACCTTCAGATGTAACAGGTGCAAGTTTTGTAGTAAATTTTAAGAACCATTTATTTTTTGGTAAAAATGATCTACTTACTTTTACTGCACCATATACTGATAGTGACTTTACAATAGCAAATGGTTCTGGTACAATCGGTGTAGGTGCTGATATTACTGGATTAATAGTATTTAGACAACAGTTAATAATATTTACAGAGTCTTCTATATTTTCATTAACTGGTAATACTATTGCTGATTTTACACTACAATCTATTACATTAGATATTGGTTGTACTAACTCAGATACTATACAAGAAGTTGGTGGAGATATAATGTTTCTCGCACCAGATGGTTTAAGACTTTTAAGTGCGACAGAAAGAATAGGTGATTTTGGTCTTGCTGTAGTATCTAAAGAAATACAAAAAGAAGTTACAAATTTTGTAACTAGAAATACATCTTTTGCTAGTGTTGTTATAAGAGAAAAGTCTCAATATAGAATACTTGGATATAATCCTAATATCAGTCAAGGTTCTTCAATGGGTATCTTAGGAACACAATTTGCAGATCAAGGTGGTGAAGGAATGTCTTGGGGAAATGTAAGGGGCATTCGAGCATATGTAGCAGATAGTAGATTTTATCAAAATTCAGAAACAATAGTATTTGCAAATAATGATGGCTACTTATATAAGATGGAAGATGGTAACAGTTTTGATGGTGAAAATATTCAAACTGACTTTTCTACTCCATTTTTACCAATTAGTGATCCAAGAGTTCGTAAGACATTTTATAAAATGTTTGTATATACAGATGCACAAGGTAGTGTGGCGTTAGATGCAAATTTAAAATTAGATTTTGATAATTTAGGAAGTATACAACCTCAACAGATTTCTTTAAGTAATGCAACTACTGCTGCATCATTTTACGGAACTGCAATTTTTGGTACAGCTACTTTTGGTAGTAAACTAAAAACACTTTTTGAATCACAAGTAATAGGATCAGGTTTTGTCGTATCTTTACAATTCACATCTGATAGCACTGATCCACCATTTTCTTTAGATGCTATCACATTAGAATACGGAACAAATACAAGAAGGTAAAAAATTATGGGAACAGGTTACACTAGAAATGACTCAGGNAATAACATTGCTGACGGTAATGTTATCAATGCTTCTGACTTAGATGGTGAGTTTGACGCAGTACAGTCAGCGTTTAATTCTTCTTCTGGTCACACACATGATGGCACATCTGCAGAAGGTGCTCCGATAGAAGTACTCGGACCTTCTCAAGATGTGGTGATTACTGCATCAGTCTTACGTCCTAAGACAGATAATACTGTAGATCTTGGAACTAGCAGTTTAAAGTTTAAAGATTTGTATTTAGATGGAACAATGAACATAGATAGTTTATCTGTTACTGATGCTGATGTTACAGATGCTACTATTAAACTAGACGGTAACTTTCCTACTGGTTCTAGAAATATAGCATTTGGTTTAACTGCATTAGATAGCTTAGATGGTTCAAGTCCTGGTGGAGATAACATTGCTATAGGTAATGCTGCATTAACTGCACTTACAACTGGTGATCATAACATTGCCATAGGTTCATCTGCAGGTGATGCATTGACTACTGGTGGTAAGAACATAGCAATCGGTCATGAAGCTTTATCAACAGAAGATGGTAACGGTGAAAGTGTTGCTGTTGGTTATCAAGCACTCAAAACACAAAACGCAGGAGCATCTGGTTTAAACGTAGCAGTTGGCTACCAAGCAGGTACTGCAATTACCACTGGTGTTAAAAACGTTATAGTAGGTGCTTCTGCAGGTGTTGCACTTGCAGGTGGAGCTAACAATACGGCTGTCGGTTATGAAGCACTATCTACAGAAGATGGTAATGGTGAAGCTGTAGCTATAGGTTATCGTGCATTAAAAACACAAAATGCAGGNGCAGCATCTTATAACGTAGCAATAGGTTATGATGCAGGACTATCAGTTACGACAGGTGTAGAGAATACCCTCATAGGTGGGGCAGCAGGTGATGCACTTACTGATGCAGACTTCAATGTATCTGTGGGTACTTTTGCGTTATCAACAGATACGTTAGGTTCAAAGTCTACAGCAGTAGGTTCTGCTACATTAAATAAGCAAAACTTTACTACTGCTACGGACAGTCATAATACAGCCGTTGGATTTAGTGCAGGTAAGGAAGTCACAACAGGTATAGAAAACACTTTAATTGGTAGTGAAGCAGGTGATGCCTTGACTGTTGGTAGTAGAAATATAGCTGTTGGTCATGATGCTTTAAGTGGTGATACTCAAGGGTCTAACACTGTAGCTATTGGTTATAATGCACTTAAAACACAAAACTTTACTACAGCTACTAATGCGTACAACAGTGCTTTGGGACATAATGCAGGAGCATCAGTAACAACAGGCATACAAAATACCCTTATTGGCGGTCTAGCAGGTGATGCACTTACTACTGGACAAGAAAATGTTGCTTTAGGGTATGGTGCTTTAAGTGCTGACGATGTAGGAAACCATTCTACTGCAATTGGATGGAATGCTTTAATATCTCAAAATTATGCTACATCTACAGACAGTAATAATACAGCAGTAGGTTGGAATGCAGGTTCATCAATCTCAACAGGTACAACTAATACTGTTGTAGGTTCTCATACAGGTGACGCAATAACTGTAGGTCATCATAACACAGCTTCAGGTTTTGCAGCATTAAGTGGTGACACAAAAGGATCAAACAGTATTGCCATCGGTAGTTATGCTTTAACTACACAAAACTTTACTACAGCTACAGATGTTTACAATACAGGAGTTGGATACAATGCAGGTGCAGCAATCACTACAGGGGTACAGAATACCTTGATAGGGGGTAATGCAGGTGATGCTTTAACTGATGCAGATTATAATGTTGCTGTTGGTACTTCTGCTTTAGGTGCAGACACATTAGGTTCTAAATCTGTTGCTATAGGTAGAGATGCCTTACAGACACAAAACTTTACAACAGCTACAGACTCTCACAATACAGCAGTTGGATATGCCGCAGGTACATTACTACAGACAGGTACATCAAACACCTTGATAGGCTCTTCTTCGGGAGATGCAATTACTACAGGTAACGACAACACTATAGTTGGTAGCTTTGCAGGATCTGCTCTTACAGGTTCTGAACATAATACAGCAATGGGTAAATTAGCATTAGCTACTGACACTTTAGGTAGTTATAATACAGCAATTGGAACTTTAGCCTTAAATACACAAAACTTTACTACAGCTACAAATAGTTACAATACTGCTGTAGGAGCTTTAGCAGGAAGACGTATTACAACAGGAACAGAAAATACTTTAATTGGTGGCCTGGCAGGTGATCATTATACTTCAGGGAATAGCAATGTAGCAATAGGAGTTCTGGCATTAACAGCCGATACACTAGGAGATAGAAACGTTGCTATTGGTTATGGATCACTTGCTACACAAAATTTTACTACTAGTACAGATAGTTACAATACAGCAGTAGGGTTTTCTACAGGTAATGCGGTTACAACGGGAACTAATAATGTTTTTGTTGGTAGACAGGCAGGACTTGCTGTTAACACTGGATCAAATAATACTTACATTGGCCCAGGAAGTTGTGGGGTTTGTACTACTGGAAGTAATAACGTTAGTATAGGCGGCTTTAATGGCAACCAAGATGGTCATAACATGACAACCGATAGTAATACTATAGTTATTTCTGACGGTGCAGGAACTGTTAGAACTATGATAAGTAGTGATGGTTATCAAAGACACAAATCAGTAAATGCTTCTCTTGTTAGTGGTAGTACACATACGTTTTCTCACGATAACAATGATACTGAAGGTTTTCTTGTTGAACAACAACACGGTTCTTTTACTTCAAGTTCATTAAAAGTTAATTCTCACAGGGTTGCTAGTTCTTCTTATGAGCATTTTTTAACAAGGTCTGGAAACAATGCAGATGTAGAACATTATCTTAGAGGTGATGGTAATGCTTACTGCGATGGTTCATGGAACGGTGGTGGTGCTGACTATGCTGAATACTTCGAGTGGAAAGATGGAAACTCCGATAACCAAGACAGAACAGGTTATACAGTTGTGCTAGATGGTGAAAAAATTAAACTAGCTACAAGTGATGATGCAGCCGCCAATATTATTGGTGCTGTGTCTGTTAATCCTTCAGTTGTTGGTGATAATGATATTCAGCGATGGAAAGGTAAGTATTTACTCGATGACTTCGGTGCTTATCAAATGGAAGTATATACTGAAACATGGTGGATTGATGAAAACAATGTTAAACAATCTTATAACACAGATAAAATTCCTGATAATGTTACTGTTCCTGACAATGCAACTGTAGAAACTAAAGATGGAAAAGGTATTACATTTGTTAGAAGAAAATTAAACCCAGACTACAATCCAGATATAGCATATATCTCTAGAGAAGATAGACCAGAATGGGAAACCATTGGTATGATGGGTAAACTTCGTATTCGCAAAGGACAACCAACTGGTGACAGGTGGATCAAGATGCGTGATATATCTGACACTGTAGAGGAATGGTTAGTAAGGTAGAAGAATAAGCATGGACTTAATACAAAGAAATTTTCCAAACATAGGTGTGGTTGAAGCTCAACTGCCAGAGGACGTTGTAGATAATATATGGAAAGTCGTGAACGAGGCAAGAGAACAACCAGAGGACATGAAACCTGAACTTGCAGGTAACATTAGTAAGTCTATCAGGTTGGACGGTGACTCACCTTTACTAAAAGAGTTTGTTGGTAAGCTACTACCTTCGTTTATACAAAGTCACATTGAAGCGTATGGCGCACCTTGGCGTGAAACTATGAGTGAGGGTGAAGGTTGGAACTTAGAAAGTCTATGGGTAAATTTTCAAAAACAGCATGAGTTTAACCCACCGCATGACCACAGTGGTTTGTACAGCTTTGTAATATGGATGCAGATACCTACGTCTTATGCAGAGCAAAAGAAACTTCCTATTTGTGCTAACTCAAATGCAGATAACCATATATCTAATTTTGCATTTAGCTACACGAATACGTTGGGTAGGATATCAACCTTTGCTTACAACATGGAAAAAGAAGCAGAGGGTTACATGGTTATGTTTCCATCAACTATGCTTCATCAAGTGTTTCCTTTTTACGACAATGATGGGGAACGTATATCAATCTCAGGCAATATCAACATTGCAAAACTAAAAGGGTAAGTAAAATGGCAAGAGATGCAGATCAGATAGCACAAAATCATGCTGCAATGCTTGGTAGTGTGTCAGTAATTAATACTGTTATTGCTACACATAATAAAGGTAGTGATGCAACTTATGAAGATTTCGGATATGACATGACTCATAACGAAAAGAAAGAGCGTGTAGCTCGAAGCAATGATTATCTAGTTACTATGAAAGCACTAGATGATTGGGGTAATGAAAGTTTTACAGAAATAGATGCAGCTATATCTGCTGCTAATTCTTTTACTGGAAGCTAATTTAACTATTGTAAATGAAAGGAAAATAGCAATGGGAAAAAATAAAAAAACACCTATAACTATAAACAACAAAGAATACTTTATTGAAGATTTAACTGATGAACAAAAAATATTGTTTAATCATGTAGCAGATTTAAATCGTAAACTATCTAGTGCTAAATTTAATTTAGATCAGCTAACTGTTGGTCGTGACAGTTTTGCAAGTATGCTTGCACAATCTGTAAAAGCACCAGTAGAAGCAAAAATTGTAGACGAAGATAAGGCTGCATAACTCTATAGGTTATAAATGGAAAACATGAAACTTCCCATAGCTCTAGTTATGGCAATGGCTGCACAGCTTGCAGGTGGTGTCTGGTGGGTATCCCAACAGGCAGCTACTATATCATCACTAGAAGAAAACGTAGCACAGTTTGCTAGTCGCATGGCTGTAGAAGATACGGTAAATCTTAAACGTGATGTACAAGAAAGTAAGTCTGACATAATAGAACTGTGGGAAGATAGTGATGAAATATGGGAAGAGATGGGTGCTATGGTTGCAACATTTAGTTCTATCAATCAACTTAAACAAAGAATAGCTTTACTAGAGACAGAACTAAAGTACATGAACCGTGAACATGACAGAATGATAAGGCCTATGGATGATGGAATGTAGTCATGGACCCCATCACGATTTTAAGCGGAATAAAGTTAGGACTTCAAACTGGCAAATCCGTAGCAGGTCTAAGTAAACAGATTGGTCAGTTCTTCGATGCAACAGATCAAGCTAAAAAAACTTTACAGAAAAAAGGCATCTCAAGTAAAAGTGTTAATGCCACTGCACTAGACCGTTGGGCAAAGGTACGTCAAGCAGCAGAAGCTGAAAGTGAATTGCAGGAATGGATCACACAGACGTATGGCAGGAGCAAGTGGTTGGAACTCCTCCGCATACGTAAGGAAGTGTTACAAGAAAAACGTGAGGCAGA